CTGGAGCAGCCATTCGTTACTCCTGCATACCAACTGAATCCCAGGCTTCGTCGAATGCTGACTGGAAGGCCTTCGTGTGAACCTGCGTCCGTTGCTCGGGGGTGGCGATTTTTGGTGCACCACTCCACCGACCCTCACCTTCAGCAGACCGGATTTGACTAACCCTGATCTCCTCGGGCTTGGGTTTGGACGCAGCCTTATCCGGCTTTGGACCGTAGGTAGTCTTCGCGAGCGTGTAGAGCTGGTGCATGTTGAGAGTAGGGTGGTCCCGGGAGATGGCTTTCATCTCGTCGATGTAGTTGACCACGTCTTTGGTCTTCGAGTCTGCTGCCATCGCAGTTAGCTGAGCCTTCATCTCCTCCTTCAACTCAGCCTTCTTTGCTGGCTCGAAGACGGTCTTCTTGACGTGTTCGGTTACTGCTTCGAGAGTGAGTTCTCCCTTAGGCTTCTCAACACCCGTGCCCTCCGGCTTCTTCTCTTCGGTCTTCGCTGGAGTGTTGTTTCCAGCAAGGAACGGAGAGTTCATGAGGAGGTTCTCGTACGTAGCCAGCTCATTGCGAAGAAACGAGTTCTCACGAGTAAGCACCTCTTCCCGCGACGGTTCGTTCTCCTTGGATTCGTCGGGTTTCTCATCTGGTTTTTCGTCGGCCATAAAGTCTCCCCTAGCTAGTCAGCTAGTTGGTTGTGTGCTCCAATGCTCGCCAGTTCCCGGCGGAACGATTTCCAAGAGTCGACGTAGACTGGTTCGTGACCGAGGTGCTCATGGTAGAAAGGAACGAACTGACAAGCGTGGTTATCGAAGTAGCGGTTGATCAGACCGCACTTCCCACACTTCCAAAACACCTCGTTGCCACGAATGTCTACGACTACTCGTTCGGATACGTGTCCGCCGGGACACTGAAGGTATGTGCGCCGAGTGGCAGGGGACACCCTGCTATCGTTCCCGTGTGCCACTACTCTGCTCCTCCGAAGTCTTCCCACCGCTGTTGGCAGGAGCAGACTCCGATTCTCCACCTTTGGGTTTCATCATCGCTTGCTGGATCATCATGAACGTCTGCTCGTCAGGAAGCATCTCATTCACCGGGAGACCCTCGTGAACCTCGATGAGGTGGCGGTAGAGGGGGTACTGGTTGACGAGGGGGTCACCACGGAAGACGCCGAAGAGCTCCCTAGCATCCTGCTTTCTCTCAGCGCCCGAGAGTGGAGCACCCGAGTCGGCTTGGAGCTTGACGCCATAGTAACCCTTGAGGTCAGCACCCACGTAGGGAGTCCAGTCTGGTCGACCGGCGACGCGTGTCCAGCGCTCGGTGGTCCAGTTCTTCCAAACCACCGGGTTGATCTTCTGAGCGAAGACATACTCGATGAGATCGCCAACTTGATCTCTACGCTCGTCCGCACGCTGAGCAATGGCTTGGGCGATGATCATGGCTTCAGAAGCTGACTTCCTTGGGCTTTCAGCCGCCCCACCCTGGTTGCGGGAGAAGTTCATCAGCTCAGCGATGTCCCGGCGAATCCTCTCGTCAACTACGAACAGCTCGTTGGACATTGGAGGGGTGAAGTACTTGAGGACGGCCTCGGGGTTGTCCGTACACCGCACGACGGCTTGGATGACACCGGACACGAGGTTCTCCAGATCTTCCTTCTTGATCTTATTGATGTCCACTCCCAAGCGGGTGAGCGACATCTTCTTATGCCACATCTCAATCGTCCGAGTTTCGTTCAACTCGACAACTTGTTTCGCAATCTGTTCGACGTCGGTAACGCCGTAGACGTCGTCACCCGTTGGGTTGTACTGGAGGGCTGCGTAAGGAAGACCCTCAACGCCGAGCTCCGGGTCCTCGTTACGGAGCCACTTCTCACCATCCATCGTAAACACCCGGACACGGTTGGTCTGTTGGTCCCAAACCTCCCAGCCGATGATGGTTTCCTCAGGCCAGTTTTGAGCGACTTCGCGGTCCTTCGGGGAGATGACGCCTTCCTCTTCGTCCCCGGCAACCATAAAGACACCCTTCAAGCCTGAGACGTTCTCGTAAGCAGGGTCAGCTTCGAGCTCATACTTCGGGCGCCGAAACTTGAAAGCAATCCAGGGCACCTCACGCACTGACCGGCAGCCATATGGGAAGACGACGTCTTCAGGCGGCCACCGGATGGCCCAGGGAGCGTTTGGTTTGATGGAGTTGTGGTAAGAGTAGAGTGAATACTTAGAGTCTTCGAGGTCGTTTGGGGTACCAGTCACTGGTTCACCAAACATATCACTCAGAAGAGTCATCAGTTGCTTCATTGCTCCACCCCGGGTGGTCCTGTTCACACCTCCGGACGCTGGGGTGAGGGTGGACCAGGAGTGATAGCCGATCTTGAGGATGCCGAGGTTAGTAGCGTAGGCGTCGAGGATGATGTCTTTAATTTCTTGCTTGAAGTTCATGACGTCGACCAAGTCGCGGTCGACTGCTTCCATAATTGGAGCGTTCTGAGTGGAGCTTGGATGTGTAGGTTTTGCAAGGATGATTGGATTCTTGAAGTAGAGGTCAGTGACGAGCTTCCTACCGATTGCAAAGACGAGGTTGACCGAGATTACGCGCTCGCCGTACTCATTCTTATACCACTTCCGGTTTCTACGCCAGACACGGGTTCGGTGGAGCTTGGATTGTTGCTTCCTACCCCACCGAATCCGTTCCTTCCAGAACTCAATCGAGTCGAGGCTGGGCATTTACGCCTTTGGTGACCACCTGCCTGTGGTGGTTCCTCGTTTCACCCCCGTATAGGCCCGCCGCTCGCCTAGATGTCTATGGGTGAGGAGGTTGACGGTATCCCTACTGAGGACGGCGGTGACCTCTGCGAGTATGGTCGCGGGTCGAGCCTGGTCGTCCTCGATGTGGAAGCCAACGACGTCTCCTACGGTCATCGCAGGGGGAAGTTCGGCGGCCAAAACGTCACTTTGAGGTTCCACGTCCAAGCCTCCCGCCACTCACCACCGAGCCACCCTTTGCGGCGCCCGGCGGCAGGGTCTTGCCGGATGTGAGGGTTGTGCCGTCCTTGTTCTCGCTGTCCTTCGGGGTCACGATGGGCTCACCACCGCCACCGAAGGAACCTGGGTCGCCATCTAGTACGTCAATCGGGGGCATGTTGCACCTCCTAGAAGAGTTTGGTGGATTCGTCGACTGCTGCTGCCATGCCAGGGTCATGTTTCGACCCCTGGAGTTCGTCCATGAGGTAGTCCACTGATAACTCACACCGACCGTCAGGCACATCATCCTTCCACACCCAGGGCGAAACGGGCTGTGGAAGGTCGAGTGAAGCGCCCCCTTCAGGCGTAGCGAGGAAGACGGCGTACGCGAGGGCATCGAGGATGTCATCATGTTCCTCGCCAGGGAACCGAAGGAGTTCGGTGACCAAGTCCTTCTGGTCTTTGTGCAGCCAAATCTGCCCACACGCGAAGTAGGGCTGCAAGGACCGGATGCGGGCCTCCTTTGAGGATTGCTTCGGCCATTTCGCGGGCGTATAGGGGATTGCAAGGGAGTAGCGAGAGCGAAGAAGTTGGATTGGGTACCTGTAGGCACGTTGGAAGCCGATCTCTTCGAAGCCGAAAGCCACTGGCTTCCAAATTTGAGTGAGATCGTACATCTCCCCGATGAGATCATGTGGCTGGTAGCGCGCTCGTTTGGCATGGAGGACGTAGATGTCGAAACCCTCGTCGGGACCGCGTGCAGATACGCCGATTCCAGCCATCCCGGTGTAGTCAGCTTTGTCCTTCGTGGAGATTGCAGGGTCACAACAGAATACTACTTTGAGGTTGCGTGGGAGACGGTCGTAGTACTGAATCCAGTCCGGGTGGAAGATCTGGTCCTCCTCCGGAACAGGGTGTAGTTTGTAGAAACATGAGTAGATGTACGGGCCCTGCTTGGCCTGGATGCGGGCAAGCTCCTCTTGCGAGAAGCGCTCTGGAAAGACTGGCCGACCGATGCGGAAGACGCGCCCTTCATAGGTGACCGGCGTGGTGTCAGTAGGGTCTTCGGCGGGTAGCCAGTACCTATCGACGTCTGGTTCGTTCTCCCGTACGTGAGAGAGCAGGTCGTTGAACGCCCAACGCGTACCGATGAGCCAGTACCGACCTGCAGAGGGTTCTACAAACAACGACTCGGACCGCTTATGTTCGCGGATCACTTTGTCCATCTGCGTTTCGGAGTCAGCTTCGTCTTCGTCCACGAGGTCATCGTCGATGATGCCGTCGAAGTGGCGAGAGACTGCCGAACCACCGGTGCCGATTGCGTCAATTCGAAAATCTAGCTGCACAGTCTGGCCGTCCTCGATGCGAACGACTGGACGATTTACCCAGATGCGTTCGTTCATCAGGATGTCTCGGCTTTGTGGAGCGAGCTCCGGGAAGAGCCACTTGAAGAGGGCGTTGTTAGCCTGTAGGGCACGCACTTCTTGGAGGAAGAGTTCAGCATTCGTTCCGGTGTTGGAACGAAGCAGAACGTGAAGCCTGGTCGGGAGTAGACTGTTCCAGGAGTCACCAAACAAAGCTTGGATCTCCAGCCAAATGGGCAAGCCAATCGACCCGCACGTCGACTTGAAATGGCCTCGGCCCATCTCAAGTAGTTTTCGGCGTGTCGACCACTTCGTAAGAAACAGGCAGACAGGGAGATGTACGTGAGGAACTAAGTCTTTGTAACCGAGTACGGCTCGGATTAGGAAGTACAGACTGTCCTGGCAGTCCTTGCGTAGCTCCCTCCTCGCCTCCTCCGTTTGACTTACCTTCCCCGTTTCCAGCAACTCGTTCCCGGATTTGGACGCGTGTTTCAACGATGCGCTCAATTTCTCCAGGAGCGAGTGGAGCGGAGTCTCCTTGTCCTCGTGGGGCCTTAATGGTGTTTCGGGCATCGAGGATCTTTCCCGCGGCGGTTATCTTACTACGTTCGTTGAGGCCATTGTGCATGCAGCTATGAAGGACGTCTATGGCCTCATGTGCGGCGTCCTCCAAGCGGTCAGGAATCGACCTACGAATCTGGGGAACGTCAACTCCGAGCTTCGCGACCTCGTCTGGGAAGAGTGGATGTGCGAGAACCTTTCGTACAGCCACCACTGACAACCCAAGGTCGTCTGCTATCCGGTAGGCAAGGTGCTCGCCACTCGCAACCTTGAGGGCGACAAGGTCAAAGTGGGGAGGCTTGGTGACGAGGTCGGTGGACATAGGCTTACCGGTCAACTTGCCGTCATGACTGTACCCTTGAGCTTTCCCACGTTCTCGCCCTATGGTACCACTGCCCGCACGGGAAAGTCAAGAGGAAAGTTGAGGGTAAAGTTACCGGGTGCCGGGAGCTTCTAGACTGCGGAAAAACTCAGACGTCATTGTACAGTACTTGGGGGGTACCCGGGGGAGATAGGGGCAACATAGAGAGGAGGTGAGGAAGATGATCAACTGTGATCACTGTGGTACGCAGTGCAGCATGTGGTTTGGCACGGAGCTGATGAAGCTGTGTGCTGAGTGCTTTAGGAAGTGGCTACTCTACTAAGGAGGTGACGTATGATGTGGTTGGTGCGGTTGTTCTTCAACCACGACTGTATTAACTACTGGTGTGTGTGAAAGGAGGTGAAGGCTGTGAGTCTAACAACACTACGCAAACTGCGGCGTACACGTAAGTGGTGTCCAGTTTGCAAGAGGTGGGTAACGAAGCGTGCGCATAAAGCGTAGAACACATCGTGTGATCTACGAGTGCCCGAGCCGAGGCCTTGTATCGGCCAGGAGATAGTATGCCAACAGCAGTCGACAAACAGATCCAGGAAGCATTCGACGCCATCGTGAAGCAGTATGGACCCGCTGGCGTTGTGAGCATCCACGCTCAGTGGAAGACACTGAGAGACAGGTGGACGAAACAACGGGGGCGGGCTAGAACACAACGGCTGCAGAATAAAGCGGCCATGGTGTTTGCTAGGAAGCACGGCTTCACGAATAGTGAGGACGACATGGACCTGGATGAGAAGACTGAGTAACCACTGATGTAGGAGGCTAACGTGTTCCACTGTAGGGATCCTCCGTAGACTTCACATAAGGTAATCGTTACGGGTCAGCCGACGGGGCTGGCGGGGAGTGGTGTCACCACCGTCCGAAGGTGCGTCGTGCGACCCTTCTATCGACTACGTACGTAGTTCTACTAGTTGCAAAACGTGAGGTAGTATGATAGTATGAGTATGGAAAGGGGGTGATTGGAATGAACAGCTATACGCAAGAGGAGCTGATGAAGCATGCAGCCACGGCTAGTGTGCGTGCATCAGTTGAGCAGATCATGCTCACAATCGACGCCGAGCGGTTAGCACGCCGTAAGGAGCGTGAGACCGTGAAGCGTAAGGAGCTCAGTGCTGCATTGAAGATGTATCGTGCAGCCCAGAGCGCCGAGTAGCAACCAGCAATGGTTGCTGAAAGACCGCTCCGTTTAGAGACGTAGCGGCGAGCATAGCTACGCGAGCTGTGAGGGAGGGGTCTGGCCACGTTTCCGGGGACGCTCGCTCGCCCCCACCATCCCTTCTAGTCACGTACCGCAGGATGTGTGGCTACAAGCTTACCGGCAACTTTACCGTGTACTTTCCCGTGCGCTCATGCTATGATGGTCGAGAGAGTGAGAGCGGCTACCGTCGATACCGGCTGTATGAGAGGAGGTGGGAGTGAATATGTGTGAGAGAGAGAGTGAGAGACCGACCTTTTCATGCGCTCTCCCCCTTTCTCCCACCGGTGCCCGAGCGCACAAGAAAGTTTACCGGGAAGCTTGTACCAACCAGGAAGGAGGCGAGAAGCTATGTTCGAGGAACTTGTCAAGGAACATGGGCCGGACGTTGATCTCCGCCAGTCCACAGGGAACTCACACGTCAAGTACCTGTGTGTGAGATGTGGAGAGGTGAAGCAGGGTCCTAGCTTCTGCGTTGTGGTGAGTGGTGCATGTGAAGGAGTCTGTAACCACTGCGGCGAGCTGGATGAGAAGAAGGCCGCCCTCCACTTTCCGCTCGTGGAAGCTAAACGGCGAGCAGGAAGGAAGACTGTAGAGGCTGACTTTCGCAAGCAAATCGTGGACTCACTCTTGAAGCAAGAGGGCACTCTCACTCAACCATGTGACCGGTGCGGAAAGGATGCTATTGGAGGGCGCGTCCCTTCGCAGACTACGAATGAGAGGTTATGTACGACGTGCTATAACAAGGAGCTGGGTGAGCTCCTAAAGCGTGGGTAGCTACCCTATCCACACTTATCCACAAGTTACTCACATACGTAACTGTATGTAAGTAGCTCTATCGTAAGTATTCTCCACAACTTGCTTTTCTTGGACAGGTGTGATACAGTAAGTGTGATGCTGAAGGAAACTAAACGAGCGGCGAAAGGCAGCACTCAAATAGAGCCAGCGCCTGCCGCACACACCCGGGTGGTAACGCCTAGCACTCTGTGTGGAACCTAACTCTAGGCGCAAGGAGGACGCGATGCATAAGCACACAGTGACAGTCGTCGACCAGCGGAATGGCAAGGAGTCGAACATCGAGGTCTCTCTCTTCGACACCCTGAAGGAAGCGAACGACAAGCTCGGTGAGAAGGGTGCCCTGGAGATGTTGAACTCGAAGGTCACCTCCGACGCGAGGGCAATCGAACACCGCAAGGGCCAGCTGGATAACAACAAGAAGCGGCGTGCGTTATCAGCGGCAGCGATGGCATTCGCGAAGGAGAAAGGGTGGGACCCCGCAAAGGTCAAGATCGGGTAGTTGGCGGACTACCGAGGAGGGCACCACGGGGGGGTGCCTTCCGTTTAGTCAACCAACGGAGGGGAGGTGAGATATATGGACACACCGTACGTCATCGCACGTACCAGCGAGAGCAAGAACTTCGACAAGTTTGAATATCACGACGACAGTATAATCATCAGCGTCTACCTTCGAAAGGGGGTGAGTAAGGATGGCAAAATCGTTGCCAGAATCCAGACCACCGAAGGCGGAGAGATGTCGCAGCAACCCTAAGGTAATCGTAGTACCAATGGAGGAACTACGCAAAGTACAGGTCGTGGATAGTAGCTGGGTGAACGACGCCTGGGTTCGAGACTTTCGCGTATCGTACGAGATGCCCAGGCTGCCACGCACAGTTGAACAACTAGTCGAAGAGGAGAGCGACGGGGATGAAGCCTAACTGGTATTGGCTCGCCCTGTACTTCACACTCCTAGGGGTAGCAATGGTGGTGGCATCACTATGATTCAACTCAAACCAGGCGACACAATCGTCCTCGAAGACGGTACGCCCGCCACCGTGGAGAACGTGCGGTGGCAGTCAAGCAGGAACGGAGAGTCAGCAGTAGCCGTGGTGTTAGCATTCGGTGAGGCGATCATCACCAAAGTACTGACCCTCAGAATTGAGGAGGCCGTACCCGAAGTGACCGGAGTTGCCTTCACCATCAACGCGGACGAGGTCGTCTTCCGAACCTTCCTTGCCGAGGGAGTTATAATGGCATCACCCGAAGTGATCGCTCAGATTCAAGAACGTCTCAAGCAGCAACGTGACATGATGAAGGTGATGATTTCCTCCTCCATCCAGACTCCACGAAGCAGCGGGGGAGGACGGGTTTCAGAGTCCACTCGCGAACGTCAGCTTGAACGAGCGAAAGAACGCAGGAAGCAAGAGCGGGAGGCAGTTGACCACGCCCTCAACACGATTATGGAAGAACGTAAGTGTACGCGTGAAGACGCCGTGAAAGTCTTAGAAGGGATGGCAAACCCATGACAACCACACTGCAAGATACAGTGCGCCAACTAATTGACCAGCATCCAATCTACCGCATTGCCGAAGAGCTGGCTGACGCTGTGGAAGAGGCCCGCAAGAGTTCGGTTGAGATCGACAACAAGTGGCGCCTGACCATCAGAAACCTGCGACTCATCTGCACGAGACACAGCCCGTGAAGTACGAGTTCCACATGCACGTCGAAGTCGAGACGGACATGGTTCAGCAGGCTCACTCCACTCGTAGGCTAGTAACCCAAGCTGTGAAGAAGTGTCTCGAAGGCAACCCGAACCCTGCAGGCTTTGGTGTGAGTGAGCTCGCCCAGGTCATTCCCGAAGCGGACTCCCGCATCGTTATACCTACCGGAGGCCAAGCATGAGAACCCGTGGAAGAAAGAGAGGTCGTTCAGGTGGCCACAAGAAAGGTAAGATCCACCACGCGTGGAAGCCGAAAGCCGGGGCGAAGTTCGGGCTCTCCCAGTGTGATCCCTACATACGACACACAGTTTACGACACCGTCGTTGACGTTCCCAGGGCACACCTTTGTGCCAAAGTCTTCAACCTCCTCCGCTCTAAGCACGTTGAAATCCTTACACGGTTCCAGGCTCGGGATTTTCTTGGAGACGTTCGGCGGTACATCGCTTTTGCTAGGGTCCGCGTCGTTGGAGGCAACCACATCAACCAACCGCCGGCAGCACTCGCGGACGAGGAGGCGTACCTCTTCTAATGGCTCACCTGCTCCTACGTTGCAGCAAGTGTGAAGCAGTAGATGGGTTTGACTTCGACAACGGTCAGCTGAAGTGTGACTGTGGCGAACTTGTGAACGTTGAGGGGAAGCTCCTAGACTTCATCCAGGACGCCGTGATCACCCCTCGTAAACCCAATGTGGAGAACCTAGATGTATGAAGAACGAATACTACGTCGATGGTGGATGTCGACGCGGCGAAGGCGGGTGGGGACTCGTCATCTATCGGGATGGATTGAAAGTTGTCACAGTGAGTGCTCGCATCGACGGCTCCACTACCAACCAACGCGCTGAATTGGTCG